TGTTGCACTACGTTGTGGCGGTTGTGGCCCTTCTGGCCGTGGCTGTTGGTGGAGACGTTGGTGTTATACTGGATTTCTTGCGAGCCATACCCGGTAGGTATGTTGCTGAGCGAATGGTGTGGGGGGTAGTCGGAGGGTGCTTGTTATGGCTATTGATCGCATTTGCCATCATGGTCAACCAGGCCCTCCGGCTGGCCCGGGATGTGTTCTGGGAGGAGTGGTACCCTTGGTACTACACACTGGCCATATCCTGGTGCTCGGTGGTGATCCCGACTCCTATGAAGGAGAAGTTCCGTACTATCAAAATTGATGCTGTCAGGAAGTACGGATCTGCGCATTCCCACCCCATAGCAGGCGGCAGACGTTCAGTTGCCGATTTGGCGCTGACGAACTTGATCATCGAGACGGGATATACCCCGTATTCCATTTCGATGTCGACTTCCGATGCCCGTAACAACATTCTCGGCACTCGATGTTTCTTCCATGAGAAGGACCTACTGTTGACTGCTCGTTACGACGAGCTGCCTGACAATGCTGCCATCAAATTGGTTGATGTGGATTACTACCTATCTATGCCTCTGTTGATGCGAACTGGGAAGCCAATCGTCATGTACACGATGGTCCCAATGGAGGCTGGCGCGACCGGTGGTGATGTCGCGTATAGTATAGGAGCAGATGATGTGGTCCGGACCCAGGTGCAGGGGGGCGCTGATTATTCCCATAAAATTTGGGATTACGAACGATCTGTGGTGAGCGCCCACACCTGGTGGGGGTCCTGGGTTTACGCGGTAGAGCAAATAGTTGTTCCAGACGATTTTCACCGACGTCTGGTTATGCTCGTGCCCGTGCGTAGAATCTATGGACCACTGGCGTGGATAGCACCATACGCTGGGCTGTATAGACGCAAGTTTCAGCTGGAGGGACTGATAGCGACAAGGTTCTTTCGATCGGAGGGGACGAAGGGCCTCATCGAATATTTCAGTTTCGCGGAGCCAGGTTCAACTTTCTCTGCGATTGTTCCCACCAAGATTGCAGTCAATTTGGCGCATCGCTTGCGCGCGACGGACATGAAAACTCCATATGCCACCGTTGAGGCGATTCTTCGTGAGTCGGCCAAAGATTACCCGTGGTGGCAGGCGCGCTGTGGACCATGCGATGCCCCAACTATTAATATAGCTCTTCGGGCGGTGCCGTCGTTGCTGGATTGTGGACTCAAGGCGATAACACATCCCGACGCCTATCATTATACTGCTGTGGAACCTAAGTTTTTATGGCACGAGACGAAGGACTGTATGCGCAATGTCCTCGCGACTGGTCAAACACCCTGGTCCCAGTCTGCTTACGTGCCGACGAGATCCGCAGCTAATGATGCGGCGTTCGTGCGACATCGCATTGAGAAGGTGGCAAATACAGTCCAACCACCACCGAAGTACAAGATGTACATACGCGAGTTTGTTGAGCGTATGATGCCCAACGAACGGTGTGGATATGGCGCGCCTGTGACGTATGAGGAGGTGATGTACAGGCAGAGCCGTCCCACCCAGATGGCCATCATCTCGCGCGTAATTGGTTGGATGTTTGCGGCGAAAGAGGCGGTTGCGAAGCCTTATAGGTCATTTATGAAGGCGGAGCCAGGTGCGCTGCCGCGCGCCATCACAACTATTGATGGGCGCGACAAGATCGAGTACTCAAGATTTATGTACGCGATGTCAGACGAACTGGCTTCGAAGCCATGGTATGCGTTTTCTAAGACGCCCCGACAATTGTCGGAGGCCGTCGTCAAGTTATGCCGACCAGCGAGGCTGGTGTGCCAAACAGACTTTTCGAAGTTTGATGGCACGCACAGCGAGTTTTTATGCACGCTGGAGGAGGCGATTCTTCGACGGTGGTTCGCGACAACTTATCATGATGAGGTGCTGGCACTGTATCGGAAACAGTACTGCGCCCGGGGGGTGACGACGCATGGTGTGAGCTATGACACGGGATATAGCCGACTTTCGGGATCGGCTGAGACGAGTTGCTTCAATAGCATAGATAATGCTTTTGTTGCGTATGTTACTCTGCGCGAAACGAAGTATACTCGCCTCGGCCAGGCCGATCATGCTTATGCGGCATTGGGCTTGTATGGTGGAGATGACGGGCTGACCTGTGATGTGTCCGTGGATAGGTATGCTAGAGTGGCGGCGAATCTTGGGCTGTCGCTAAAACCTATCGCTTCGGAGCGAGGACAGCGGGTTAAGTTCTTGAGTAGGTACTTTGCCAATCCATGGACCGGTGATCTGGGATCCTATACGGATGTGGCGCGACAGGTGCCGAAGCTGCATTTGACGACGGCTGGACCGGAGGTTGATGCGAGATCTGTGCTCTACCGGAAGGCGGTGGGCTTTGCATTGACGGACGGGGAGACGCCATTCATTGGGCCGTGGGCGCGACGAGTAATTCGCGCATACGCGGCTCAAAAGGGGGCTCGAGTGCCGGGGGACGAGCGTTGGTTCGAGCATTATGATGCTACACAGCAATTCTCTGCGTGTGAAAATGGTTCCGCAGTCTATGAAGACGTGGCACGGGACCTTGGAACTGACGTCGGGGCGCTCATTGACGTTGAAAAACGGTTGGAGTCTGAGTCGGAGGTGTACCTGTTCCCAGCGCAGCCTGTGTTTAACATTCCGCAGGCTGTGAAGATCGAGATGATCGTCGGTCATGGAGTCAGGGCACCAGACGGGGGAGGCAATGGGCGATCGGCTCGCTTGCCCACTGCTTGATGGATCCAGTCTTGGCGGTTGATTGTTCATTATCCGTTTGATATAGCGGTCGCTATACCTTTACT